AGAAGGGTCACATGGTTCTAAAAAAGCATTTGATGGACTTCAATTTTATATTGACTTATTAGATAATGTTAAAAAACATAATTTAAAAGTTGTGTTTGACTCAAGTGTAAATGAAGACATTAATAAAGGATTAGTTATTGACTTTGAAATATTCCAAAACTTATATGGAATGTTAAGAAGTTCTGATATAGAGAATTGGGAGGTAGCTAAAGAAATTATAGCTAACTGTGAGTTTGAGGCGTCTAAAGCGTATATCATAGCATTATATAATATGTTTGCTGATTTACATAAAACTAGCGCTAATAAAAACTATAATTTAGTTAAAAAAGCAATACAAGCTAAACAATATGGTTTATATTTTGGTAGAAATAGTTATATACCATTTGAATCATTATTAGGTCACTTTACTAAAGTATGTCCTGAGTTACTCCCACAACAATTACCTTGTTTAGTTCATCATTTAAATTATATTGCTAAAAAAGAAGTAATTAAAGAGATAGTACTTAATTAATATTTATATACAAACAATATTAATGGCCAAAGTAGTACTTTTAAGTTGTACCAAATCAAAGACTAAACATGCAGCTCCAGCACAGGAGCTGTATTCTGCTTCTCCAATGTTCCAAAAAACATTAGAGTACGGTAAGTCACTTAAACCAGACAAGATGTTTATCTTATCCGCTAAACATCATTTAGTTCCTTTAACTAAAAAGTTAGAACCTTACGATAAGACTCTTAAGGAAATGCCTAAAGATGAAAAAGAACAATGGGGTGAGGAAACAATTAAGCAGATGAAATCTCATGGTATAAATGTGGATAAAGACCATTTCATATTCCTTACCGGAAGTGAGTATGCTAAACCATTAATTAAATATATCCCTGAATCTAACATTGAAAAACCAATGGAAGGTCGTAGGATGGGAGAACGTTTACAGTGGTTAAACAGTCAAATTAAAAAACTAAAAGAAGTAGTATCTAAACTTAAGAAAATTATATATGAAGTATTCCAAAAATAAATTAAATGAGTACATTCAATTGTACCTTAATGATTTAGAAGACTATGGTGATGAAGGTGACAATGTATTAATAGCTGAAGTAGCTCTATCAGAATTCAAATCATTATTAGTTGAATCTGAACAAAATATATTGTCACTCTTAAATGAAGCTAAAAAAGATCCACGCCCTGCTTATCGAGTTGTGTACAAAAACTTTGTAGAATATTTAGAAAATATATAATCCTCTGTTTGGCCTTGTGGAGTTTTGATGTTATATTTAGATATAAAATTAAGACATATGGGAATAGATCCAACATTACAAGTTAAAAAGTACACATCAATAGATGGAATTGTACGTTACATGAAAGATGGTAAATTACATAATTGGGAAGGTCCAGCTGTAGTTCATCCTGATGGGAAAGTAGAATATTTTATTAATGGTTTTGAACATACCAAAGATAGTTGGAAAAAAGCTAGAAAAAGTGGTGTTGGTTTACCATGGTATAAGTCGGGTGTAGCAAAACAACGATTCTAATTTTTTTTTGATATTTATAATTAAATAAACATACTAAAATAATGAATAAAGAATTTCTAAAAATGCAAAAAACAGCTGGTTTGATTACTGAAAACCAGTTTAAACAATTAAATGAAGCAGAAGATCTATTATCAATGCTTCAATCATATATACGTTTTTATGCTATGGCAGAAGAAGGAACAGGTATAGTACCTGGTGATGAGATAGATCCAATAACTAAAAGAGGAAAACCTGTTCACGCTGTAGACTATGCTGATGCTAAAAAAGAAGAATTAAAAAATAAAATTATTAATTTAAAAGGAGAAGAATATTTTGATGCTTTAGATTATTTTGCTAATTTAGAAACATTCTTTGGTGATGAAGATAAAATGGAAGAATTAGCTGATAAATTAGGATTTACTTCTGATCAATTAAAAGAACTTTAAAATAAACAAAATAAAATTTTAAATTAGGCTTGCAAATGCAAGCCTTTTTTATTATATTACAAGTATGAAGATAGGATTTACAGGAACAATGAGTGTTGGAAAGAGTACACTTGTACATGCATTAAAAGAATTACCTGAATTTAAAGATTATTTCTTTGCTACTGAGCGTAGTAAATATTTACGTGATTTAGGTATTCCATTAAACACTGATAGTACATTAAAAGGTCAAACAATATTCTTAGCTGAACGTTGTTCTGAGTTAATGAGAGAAAATGTTATAACTGATAGAACAGTTATTGATGTAATGTCATTTGCTAAATGTGCTGAGTCAATTCATAGTGAAGATAAAGAAGCATTTATTAAATATGCTGCTCCATTAATTTGGGAATATGATTATATATTCTATATTTCACCTGTTGGTGTTGATATTGAAGATAATGGGGTTAGAGAAACAGATGCTGATTATCGTAAACTAATTGACATAACTATTAAAGGTACTATAAGTGAAAATTTAAATCAAATTAAGAACTTAGCATTTATATCAGGTACTACTGAAGAAAGAATCAAACAAGTTAAATCTTGTTTAGGTTTTTGATATTTATACACAAACCTAATATAATGAAACGTACTGAATTAGAAGAATTAATTAAAGAAACTATAGTTGAAATTTTAAAAGAAGCTACTCCTCAAGAATTAAAACAAAAACAACTAATTATAACTAATCGTACAGCTGATATAGCTGAGTTAAATAAACAAATGTCTTTAGAGAAAGATTCTAAAAAACAAGCTGAATTAAAAGCAAGATTAGATGTATTAAAAGCTGAATTAGCTCAAGCTCAAGCTATAAAAGAAGCTAAAGATGAAGATGATGATGATGCTAAAGATGAAAAAATCAAAAACGCTCAACCTACTAAATCTGAATTAAAGAAAAACGCTAGTGTATCTAAAATCACAGATGCGTTAGCTAAAGTAGTTAAGGATTTTAAAGCAACTAATGAAGAGTATAAAAAAGCTGAAGGTGATAAAAAGAAAGACTTACTAGATAAATTAAAAGACCTAACAGAAAAAAAGAAAAAATTAGAAAAAGCTCTTAAAGAAAAAGAAGCAAAACTATAATTTTTTCAATAAAAGGTTTTTATGAGTCAAGATATAAAACAAATAATTCGTGAAGAATACCTGAAGTGCGCCTCTAACCCGGCGCACTTTATGCGTAAATACTGCTATATACAACACCCACAACGTGGTAGAGTATTATTTAATCTATACCCATTCCAGGATAAAGTACTTAACTTATGGAAAGATAATCCATATGATATAATACTTAAATCAAGACAATTAGGTATATCAACTTTAGTAGCAGGTTATTCACTGTGGTTAATGTTATTTCATAAAGATAAAAACGTCTTATGTATAGCTACTAAACAAGAAACAGCTAAAAACATGGTAACAAAAGTTAAATTCATGTTTGAAAACTTACCTTCTTGGTTGAAAATAACAGCTGAAGAAAATAATAAACTAACATTACGATTAAGTAATGGATCTCAAGTTAAAGCAGTATCAGCAGCAGGTGATGCAGGGCGATCTGAAGCCGTATCACTCCTTATTATAGATGAGGCTGCGTTTATTGATGGTATCGCTGAGATATGGGCATCCGCTCAACAAACCTTAGCTACTGGAGGAGGAGCAATTGTATTATCTACTCCATATGGTACTGGTAACTGGTTTCACCAAACATGGGTTAGAGCAGAAGCTGGTGAAAATCAGTTTTTACCAATCAAATTACCATGGTATGTTCATCCTGAACGAGATGAGAGTTGGAGAAAAAAACAAGATGAATTATTAGGTGACCCAAGATTAGCAGCTCAAGAATGTGATTGTGACTTCAACACATCAGGTGATGTAGTATTTTATCCTGAATATATTGAGTTTATTACTCAAACTTATGTTAAAGATCCCTTGGAGAGGCGAGGTGCAGATCGTAACTTATGGATATGGGAACCAGCAGATTACACCCGTAGTTATATGGTTGTAGCTGATGTCGCTCGAGGAGATAGTAAAGACTTTTCCGCATTTCATATTATTGATATAGATACTAATACTCAAGTAGGTGAATATAAAGGACAATTATCACCTAAAGAATTTGGTTATTTGTTAGTAGCAATAGCAACAGAATACAATGAAGCATTGTTAGTAATTGAAAATAATAATATAGGATGGGCAACATTAGACGCAGTTCAGGAAAGAGGATATAGAAATTTATATTATTCTCCTAAATCTGAAGCAACAACTGCTGAATCTTATTTAGAAAGATTAGATGACCCATCAAAATTAGTGCCTGGTTTTACAATGAACTTAAGAACCAGACCATTAGTTATTAATAAGTTTAGAGAGTACATAGGTGATAAAAGCGTTATTGTACAATCTAAACGTTTAGTTGAAGAAATGAAAGTGTTTGTATGGAAAAATGGTAAAGCAGAAGCACAATCAGGTTATAATGACGACTTAGTTATGAGTTTTGGAACAGCAATGTATATAAGAGACACAGCTCTTAAGTATAAATCACAAGGTGTTGATTTAGCTAGAGCAATGTTGTCAAATATATCAAATACAAGACCTAATTCTCAAGGAGCTTATACACCAAACCAATATAATAATCCATACCAAATTAATTACGGTCACGGAGCTGAGGACATTAGCTGGTTACTATAATATTTATTGGTATAATTTAATTTAAAATGGCAGATACTAGTGTATTTTCAAGGCTACAGCGATTATTCTCAACAGATGTAATAATCAGAAATGCTGGAGGAAATGAGTTAAAAGTAATGGATGTTAATAGCATCCAGATGACTGGAGAATATCAAACAAACTCACTTATAGATAGATATAATCGAATCTACTCAAGTAATAGTACATCTCTTTTTGGAGCTCAATTAAATATCAATTGGAAATATTTACGTACTCAAATCTACTCAGATTATGATGCAATGGATACTGACGCCATTATTTCTTCAGCTTTAGATATTATAGCGGATGAATGTACTCTTAAGAATGATATGGGTGAAGTACTTCAAATTAGAAGTAGTGATGAAGATACACAAAAGATTTTATATAATTTATTCTATGATGTATTAAACATTGAGTTTAATTTATGGTCTTGGATCCGCCAAAT